AACCCAGCCCAGCTCCGGGGAAAAGGGGGTGCTGGCAGACCATCCTATTGGGTTAACGTCTGCCCCAAATTGAGAGCGCAATATGATTGACCCTATAACGATTAGTGCTGCCTTTGCAATAGCAAAAAGCACTATTGCAGGGGTCAAAGAAGCCATCCAGATGGGTAAAGACCTACAGGAATGTAGTGGCGACCTGATCAAGTTCTTTGAGATGCACGACACCGTTGAAAAGGGTGCGAATCAAGCCAAGGCTAAAACGTCAAACTCAGAGATGGCGCAAGCACTTGATTCTGTGATACAGGCCAAGTTTCTGAGGGATGCCAGAACTAAACTTAAAGAACAGTTGATTTGGTCTGGTCAGGGTGATGTGTGGGAAGCCATCCAAGCTGAATACAACATGATTGTGGCTAACCGCAAACGTGAGGAACGTGAGGCAGAGGCCAAAGCAAAGCAGCGCAGAGAAAATATGGCAGAGACAGTAAACATTTTGTTAATTGGGTTTGTGTCTGTGCTTGCTGCTGGTTTTATTGGGTGGGGTACGTTTGAATTTATTATGTACAAACTAAGGAACTGAGATGAAATACGCAATGCTTATGTGTCTTGCCTTGTCGGGCTGTGGTGTGGGATCTGACCCTGCTACTCCTGTCATGCCTCCAGTTAAATCAATGGCTGTCAAACTGAATTTTGATGCTGTGCCACCTAACCCCTTTGTGCTTGGCCCAAGTGGTACTCAACCTACACCAGCATCTGCACCTACTGTTACCTTCGTGAGTGGCCCCGTGGATGGCCCTATTGCCATAGTAACGCCTCCCATTATTACTACTATCCCGATCTTGCCAGCACCCAACTGGTGTACAGACGGGTTTGTTATTGGGCCTTGTGTTCCTTTGCCTCCTGTGACGGTTCGCCTTGATGCAAATGTGGTGCTGCCAACCCCATTTTTTCGAGGCCCTATTGCCCAAGAGTTTGTAGCGGGTCCAGTTGCTACCGTTACTTTTGTTGCCACACCCGTTATTGGTCGATCTGCAATTGTTAAGCCTGAGATTTTTGTCAGTGGATCAACGTCTTCTCAAATTAATTGGTGTACCAATGGAACTGTAGTTGGACCATGTACAGCAATCCCCAACATATGTAGTTCTGTTGGGTTTGTTTCTGGCCCTTGCCCGTAAGGAGATAAATATGAACTGGCTCGAACAAATTGCTCCTACTATTGCTACAGTTCTTGGCGGCCCCCTTGCTGGCCTTGCTGTTGAGGCTGTATCAAAAGCCATTGGCATTGACCCTAAAGACGTTCAGGCAACGATCAGTGAGGGCAAACTATCTGCTGACCAGATCATGCTACTCAAGCAGGCTGAGATACAAATGGCTGCTAGGGCAAAAGAGATGGGTCTTGACTTTGCCAAGTTGAGCAATGAAGACCGCAAATCTGCCCGTGATATGCAAGTTGCAACCAAGAGTTATTTGCCGCCTACCCTTGCGATTGGCGTAACAGTTGGATTCTTTGGCATCTTGGGTGGCTTAATGTATGGGCAAATAGAACACGCCCCACAGATTGACATTATGCTTGGCAGTTTAGGTACTGCATGGACAGGCATCATTGCTTTTTACTTTGGTAGCAGCGCAGGCTCTCAGGCCAAAGACGATCTTCTTCACCAATCTACGCCTACAAAATGAATCAAAACTTTGACAAAGCCCTTGCTGCTGTACTTGTTCACGAGGGAGGTTACGTTTTTAACCCAAAAGATCCTGGCGGGGAAACAAACCTTGGGTGTACCAAAGCCGTTTGGGAAGAACATTGTGGTCACATGGTAGATACAAAAACAATGAAAGCCCTTACCCCTGCTGATGTTGGGCCGCTGTACAAAACAAAGTATTGGGACAAAGTAAAAGGTGATGACTTGCCTTCTGGCGTGGATTATGTGGTCTTTGATGCTGCCATCAACTCAGGCCCAGGTCGTGCCGCAAAGTGGTTGCAGGCTTGTGTAAATGTGTACGCAGATGGCGTTATTGGCGACAAGACAATCCAAGCTGTACGAAATAAACACCCCAAAGAACTCATCAACGATTACTGTGCATACCGTTTAGCGTATCTCAAAATGCTCCAGACATGGAACACATTTGGCAAGGGATGGGAACGCAGGGTCAAAGAAGTAAACGCAACAGCGTTATCAATGTCATAACGGCGTAATAGTGAGCGATTTCAATACGCTCATGATTAAACGTGTTGACATTCGCAAAGAATCTGTCCAGTTAAAATTGTCGGTACTTCAAAACAAGTGCCTGCCTTTTGATACGCCGTATGACACTAATTTTGGATCTTGGTGGATTGCTACTCAAGATGGCGTTGATATTGGTTTTGCGGGGCTTGTGCGTACCGTTAGTTGGACTGATTGCGGGTATCTGTGCCGCGCAGGTGTTGTGCCTGCTGCTCGTGGACAAGGGTTACAGAAAAAGTTTATCAATGTCAGAGTACGACAGGCAAAAACTCTTGGGTGGAAATGGGTCATAACTGACACCCGCCATAACCCCGCTTCGGCAAACAGTTTAATTTCATGTGGGTTCAAAATGTTTGAACCTTCTAACCCGTGGGGTTGCAAAAACACGCTGTACTGGCGTAGGAAATTATGATGCCTGCTACAAAATATTCTGACCAGCAAATTATTAGCGCAATTGAGAATAGTAGTTCAATACGCCAAGCCAGTATCAACCTTGGTATAGATTTGTCTGGGTTGCACAAACGGCGACGACGAATTGAACAAAAAGAAAAAATAGAAATCAAAGCCCCGCAATCAACTGACCAATACAAACATCTGCAAACAGCACACGTTCACCCAGCCAGAAAAGACCTTGGCATCCTGAATGGCACAGTGATTGTTTTTTCAGACGCCCACTTCTGGCCTGGCATCTACAGCACAGCATTTCACGGTCTTTTGTGGGCCATCAAAGAACTCAAGCCTAATGCAGTTATCGCAAACGGAGATATTTTTGATGGGGCGGGTATCTCGCGCCACCCACGCATTGGCTGGGCAAAGTCTCCTTCGGTCATGGAGGAACTCAAAGCCTGCACAATCTCGATGGGATACATTGAAGAAACAGCCAAAGAAGCTCGCCACAATGTCAAGCTAATCTGGCCCCTGGGTAACCATGATGCTCGGTTTGAGACGTTCTTAGCTGCCAATGCGCCTCAATATGAACACGTTAAGGGTTTTACCTTGCGTGACCATTTCCCACTCTGGGAACCGTGTTGGGCAGTCTGGATGAATGAAAACACGGTGGTAAAGCACCGTTTTAAAGGCGGTATCCATGCTACCCACAACAATACCATGTGGTCAGGCAAGAACATCGTTACAGGCCATTTGCACAGCTTAAAGGTCACGCCATTTTCGGACTATAACGGGGTGCGCTACGGTATTGATACTGGCACGCTGGCAGAACCCTATGGCCCACAATTTGAAGACTACACGGAGCAAGGGCCACTTAACTGGCGTTCGGGTTTTGCTGTGCTTACTTTTGTGGATGGCAAGCTGTTGTTGCCTGAACTGGTGACAACACACAGCCCCGATTCAATAGAGTTTCGAGGCCGCGTGATTAAAGTAGTTACTCAATAACTTCTTCTTCAGCAACTTCTTCTTCTTCGCCTTCTTCGGCAACGTCAACTGCGTCCCAATTGCCGATCCAGCCAGCCTCTTCTTGGAATTCAACAAATTCCTTCAAGGCTTCAATCATGTCAAAGTCATGGGTTTCGACAGTCATTTTGCCGTTGCCCATCCAACCGAGTTCCATTTCAAATTTAAACATACTTGCTCCTAACGCAGCGGGATTGCTGCATTTGCTATCCTAGATGCTAAAAATGACGGTTACAAGACTTACTGAGTGACTTCAGGTATCTGTTGTTGAGTTTTTACTTGATGTTCAATCTTTTGCATCAGCACATAAGCGCCTGATTTAGTGGGTAGTTCACCCAATACTTGCAAGATAAAATTGATTTCATTTGTTTCAAAATTAAGATTCATGTTTTTCCTTTAAACACCATTCGCGTTCATTGCGTCCGGTGTTTGATTTTACTTTGTTGCCTGTTTGCTTAATCAACCCTAGACGTTCCATCTCGCTTAACCGCCTGGCAACTTGATTGGGGTCTAATCTTGTTTTGTTAGAAATTCCATCTTTGCCAAGCGCACCGTGAAGGATTAAACATTCAATTATTTCGGTGTAATGATCCGGAACTTTATCTTTGATTGATTCTGCTGCTTCGTAACTCGTCACTGGGTCATCTTTGCGAACTCGCGGAAACAAGTTCAAAGGGTGACCGCCAAAAATATCTGATAGTTTCATGATTCGTCCTTAATTTAATGGGGTACTCGCTGCGTCTGTGGCTGTCATAGAGGACAGCGCCTCATTTCCTATTCACAGCATCCGCTTTTCCCCGAATTAGTGGCAGACATTGACCTATGCGGACGGCCTGCCAGCGCCCGACTTTCTGGAAGGATCCCAGTTAGGCCATTAAAAAGAAATGTCTTCGTCTTTTGGTTCTTTTTGACGGGGATCGTTGATGTATGCCCATCCAGACCAAGCGCCTTCCATCATTGGGATGACGTCAATTTTAAGCATTTCACCGTTCTTTGTGTCAATAATAGACCCAATTCGTGTATATCGGTTTTTTTCTTTGCCTGTAGCGTCAGTGTATTTGCCTGTGATAACGCTAAGTTCTTTAAGTACTGTGGCCATTTTTTCTTTCGTTTAGGTTCTTGATTTTTGTTTCTAGCTCATCTAAAAACTCTTGGATTTCGTACTCCAGCATTTTTACATAAATAGCGTCGAATTCAACTCGTTTAATGAATAACTGGAGTCCTTCAGGCATTCTAGGGTCAAAACTAACAAAATCGCACCAATCTCTTTCTGTACACGCCATTTGCCATTGCATCTGGGTAATGTACTTGCCAGGCACTTTGTTGCTCAAAATTGTTTCAATATGTGTGTTTGTCTGGGGCGCCTTAATCTCAATCAGACCGTTGTAGTCCACAAGGCCATCAGGGGACGCTCCAGCCTCTGAAATGCGTGGGTGAATGACAAAACCTGTCTCAGCCACCAAAACGTCTTTAATCGCTTCGTATGCAGCCCTGGCTAAAGGTTCTTGGTCTGTGCCCCATTGCATTGCAGCATTCGTAAATCCTTCGGCCTGCACTCCTGTCATGCGTTCGCAAACAAGTTGGGCCATGTAGTTGTCACGCGATGCCGAATAACCCGTCTTTGTTTTGGCAATAACGTCAGCTACCTTAGAGGCGGTTACTTTGCCCAATCGAGCAGCAAACCATTCTGGTGATCTTTGTTCCATTACAGTTTTCCTTTCATTTTGTCTTTAATGGCGATAACTCGCTTCTGCCAAATTGGTTCACCATTAGCGTAGGCATAAGCCCCAACGTAAGCCTTCTTTAAGTCTTCTTCAGTAGTGGTGGCCTCAATTGCCGCCAATAAGTCAGCCATTTTGGATTCGTCAACTTCAGACTTCTTAATCTCTGTCTTGCGGCTGGCGGCGTTGCCATCATCATCTTCAGGTGCAATACCGCAAGCAGCCATCAATGAATAGCGCCGAGCGTAGGTCAAAGCAGATCCGTATCCTTGCGGGTCGTGTTTAACAGCGGGAACGTGAAGTTTT